AGTAAATCTTTAAGTTCCAGGCAAGTCTTCAGTGAGCGATTTAGAGTACCAATAAGATGAAATCGCTGCGCCATTATCGGTCGTACCTTTATACATTTGTTGGACTTTGCCGGTGCTCGGTTCGACAAAGAGAGCATTTAGAGCGCCGGTCGAGTCCCACCACAAGGAGGCCGCTTGGCCAGCCATATTGCGCCAATCTTGCCAGGCTTTATAACGAACGTCGTAACAAATTACCGAGTCATTAGTCGCATTGGCAATCGAGTAAAAGAGGTGGTACTTAAAGTTGGTGTAGATCGCGGCTAGGCTCAGTTTGGTCGCACCTGTCATCGCGTCAAAGATGCGTTGAATCTTGGCTGAGCGGTTAGTTGTCCGCACGTAGAGGTAGTTAGCCACATCGCCCAACGAGTATACCCCGTCATCGGCGGCAAACATCAAGTCCTCGCCAACTTGGACAATAGAACGATGCGAAACACAGCCAACAGCCGAGGTGACAAGTTCAACGGTAAAAACGTTCGCCGAAGTGGCTGGAGAAAGTCGGTAAATTGAGTCACGGGTAAAAACGTATAGGTAGTTTTTGAACGGTTTAACGCCGGTAATGACTGCTCCTGAGCCAGCGCGGAACTTAATCCAACCGGCGTTAGCATCGGCAAAGTCGCCCAAATGGTTCGCGCCGAGTGTGTTGTCACCTGGGTAAATACCGGAAAACCAAAGTTCGTCTAAGTTGGTCGCGTCCACAATCCAAATGCGGTTATTGTAGAAAGCCGGATAGCGACCGATCTTGCCGTTAGTGGTGACGTTCCATTGCGTGCCGTCCCAGTGTTGCATAGTATCGGTGCCGTTGCCGACGTAAAAAGCACTAGCGGCTTCACAACCATCAACATTCAAACCGTTGGTAAAATCTACGTCCACCGTGGTAAAGGCACCGCCAGTCGAGTATGCCAGTTCGACGTTCGTGCCATCCGACAAAAAAGCTAGAATTTGGTTAAGAGTCGGCGTGTGTAATTGGCCTAAGCCGTAAGCCAGCGTCAGACCGCCTGGCACTGTCCCAATCTGGGTGTAACCGTACGAACGATTGCCGACACCAGTCTCACCTTTAAAGTCGCAATTAATGGCGTTGGGTGATTCGTTATCCTGAACTTGTCGCGAACCGTAAAAGTAATTAACACCACCAGCGAAGTTGTCTCGAACCAGCGGTTCAAACTTGCCAATATTGACTTTAGCGCGCGCCATGACGCAAATCGTTAATATCCACCAGCGAGCCGAGTTGAAGATTAGCGCCAAAATTCATATCAGCTTGGTACATCGAGGAGATCCGTCGCATGGCCTCTTGTTCGTAGTCGTCTTTCAGTTGTTTGTTCCGTTCGTCACCGATATACATCTTTGAAGCTGCCAAATAAGCAACTGCTTCACCGTCCGGCACAATACAAACGTCAGCATCATTAACCATATCAGTGGGGACTTGGTAGTAAACAATGGTAACCGTGCCGGTTTGGGTCAGCGAGTTAAAATCAGCGTTGGTCATCGAGCCGGTAATCCAATAATAATTGTTAGTATAAAAACTGTTGCGTTGCGAAATATCTATTTCGTAAAAAATCGTATCACTTTGCGGCCCCGAACCAAGAATACGGGCATCGTAAATTCGCAAATTAGAATTGTAATCATTTGGTAACTCCGCCAGTCCAGCGGTAAGGGTAATCGGGGTTGTATTTTGATTCCAGGAAAACGGGTACATATTACAAATATCAACCACTGAAGCGTTGATGTGACTATCGATTGCCGCGTTGGCGGCCGAGGTCGAAAAGTCAGTTTCACCCCTCAGGTTACCGACTCGCGTTCTAAGCTGTAGGTAGTTCATCTACAGCATATACACGCTATTATTGCCGGTCGGGTTGAAGGTCAGTTCGACGCGGTAGTTGGCGCATCCAGTCGTGGAGCGGGTGAACAATGTCTGTCTCGTTGAAATGCTGAAAAACAAAGTCGTATTGTCGTTGGCCTAACTCGCTTCGGAGTTGCTGGTTCTTGATCAGTTTCTCCAGTTGAGCGTACCAGTCGTAATTAGTCGAAGCGTACAAAACCGGCATATCTTGGTAGTTTAAGACTGGCGAGGCCACAATTGGAATTTTCAAAGCTGAGTTTTCGAGAATACGTAAGTTTGATTTGCACCGGTTGTAAGCGCTATCAATTAACGGCGCGACGGCAATATCTAGGTTCAAACTGACTAACTTATCGTAGTACGGATAGACATTCATTTGCTCAACTTCGTCACCGAAATACTCCCAGCCGTGGTACTCTACCTCAAACGGCGGCGGTTTCATACCATCTTTAGGTGTCATCCCGAAAATAACGAAAGTGAAATCGTAGTTCTTTTTCAACTCTCTAATAGCCGGATAAATCAGTTCTAAATCTGCCCGATGGCCGTAAGCACCCTCCCAACCAATGCGGAGTTTACCCTTCCGATAGTTTTTGGGTTTGAGTAAGTCGAAGTCAATGCCGTTAGGGTTAACAAAGATATTCGGGTTAAGGTGGGCGTAGGTGTCTTTAAGGGTAGGAACTGAGACTGTTAAACCGTCGGCAATCGACAACGATAACTCGATGTTTTCAATTAGGCGGTCGGCGTTCTTCTTGCCTGGGTTATCGCGAGCCACCGCATACATATTATCGTCAATGTCGATAATTAACTTAGCCCCCCAGTGGTGACGTAGATTAAGCATTTTCAGCATCTCGTCGTAGTTAACGGTAAAGTTTGACCAAATTACGTCAGCTTTTTCCGTGATGTACATAAATAGTTTATCGGGGTAAGGCATCGTAGCGTCTTTCTGCTCACCGATGGTCAGACGGCCGGAGAAAGGTGTCATCCGTACCTCGGCTAAACCTTGACGTTTAAGGAAGCGCAACGGTTGAACTAAACGATAGAAGCCGACGCCCGAATCTTGTCGGACGATCGCCGAATATCTAAAGGTATTCTTTTTTAAGTTCATCGGTGACTTCCTTAATTTCTTTTGCCTTTTCTTTGGAGATGTTGGTATCATGATACCGCACCATCATTAGCGGTTCTCTAATACGAGAGTACTTATAACCACCCTTCACCAAGTCTAATTGTAGTTTCAAATCGTCATTAACGCGGTGACTAACTAGATAGGGGTGAGCTAAAAAGAGTTCTTTACGCGCGAGAAGCGTGACGTGCGGCGGGGTAAAGCCGTCTAAAACGCCCTGAATCGTTAATTTAGTTGGGGGCATCACTAACCCGCCCTGTAAGGCGTGGCCTTCCTGATCGCAAATTATATAAGATGAGTAAACAAAGTCTTTACCTTTGATGGCCTTAAGTTCTTTCTTCAAGCGGTCAGGGTGCATCACGTCATCAGAGTCCATCACGGCGATATATTCGCCTTTGGCGTACTTGACAGCTTCGTTGCGAGAGAAAGCAATTCCTTCGTTTTTGTCATTCCAGTAAACCTTAATTCGCTTGTCTTGGTTGATGTACCATTTCAATAACTCAGCAGTTGAATCGGTCGAGCAATCATCGACAATAATCAATTCCCAGTCCTGGTAAGACTGGCGTTGAATTGAGTGGATCGCTTCGGCGATAAACTCAGAACGGTTAAAGGTGGGCAGACAAATTGAGATCATATAAGCCGCCTAATCCTTTTTTTATACTTCTCAAAGTTCATTTGTTTGCGCCAATACTTGGAAACTCTCGGGTCAAGAGTCATTTTCCGCATCCGGCGGATCGCCTCGATGACCATTTTACGGTCTTTTTTGACCGTGATAGCGCCTTTCAACGGGACATTGGTAATTACCCCCCGCCCCGCCATCAAAAACTCAATAGGGAGCAAAGGCAGGCCATCGTGGGGGGTGATACGAAGGTTGATCGAGCACTTTTCAATGACATTCGATACGTAACCGAGGTGTTCGTAGTTATCGCCCTTCTGCCCCTTATTCTCGTCTTCACCAAAGTAGAGAAACTTCACGTCGGGCATATTGCGGACAATTTCATCCATAAATTCTTTGTTGTACATCGGCGAGCGGTTGCTTTCGTAGATGCCGACCGTAAATTCAGATGATAAAGGTAAAATATTATAGAGTTTTCTCGGTGGAATAGGAATAATTTTAGTCTCAATCCCGACTTCGGCCATTTCTTTATACGTCGGTTTAAACTCAGTTAAATGAATAACTTTCTTGTCCCGCCAGATTTGTTTTAACTCCTGGATTTTCTTCCACGAACAGTTATAACGCAGTTGTAAAACATCGGTACCGATCCAATGGATAACATTCTTGCCTTTGTTGCGCTCAAACACGTCAAGGTGAGTCTTGGTCACATAGGGGTTATTAGCGTCCTCGGCCGTATAGAAGCCAATGAGGTAAACCATCTTGTAATGGTGTTCTTTAAAAGAGGGCATCGGCAGGTAATCAGCCCCTAATTTCTCGGCAATGTGAAAGCCATGATGCGGCGCCCCTAGCGAACAAACACAAATATCCGAGTCGGGAATACCGTTATCGTGACGAATCTGGCGGGTGAGTTCCCACCAGTGGGTGTGCGAGTACTCTGACAAGCCACCTGGTTCAGCATCTTCCGCTAAGAAAAACGAGTGAGGAATATACTCCCAGTCTTCACCTTTAAAGTTATCCCGTTGCAACTGGCGAATCGCCCAGTCCCAATCTTGTAAAGCAGGCAGGTTCCGCCAGGGAGTATAAGCGGCGGCGCGAATCGGAAAGGACGAATCGCAATAGTTTTGGTATTTGAACGCCGGATACCAGACTTGGCCGTTCGGGTAGAGCGGGGCCGAGCCGATGGTCCCTTTTACCCCTTGAGCAGTTTTAATATCGTATAATCCCCAAACTCGGTTAATTTTCGGATTTTCAAAAGCGTTCGCCCACATGCGTAAGGCTTCGGGGTAGAGAAAGTTGTCGGCATTTAAAAACGAGTAATACTCGCCCTGAGCCAAAGTAGCGCCATAATTGCGAGCCGCACACGCTCCCGCGTGGACAATAACATGGTAAGTAATTCTTAATTCGGGGTCACGAGCGATCAACTCCTTCATTTTTTTAACGCCAAATTGGTTCTGGCCGTCAAAGATTACCAACCACTCCCACTCTTTGTATTCCTGAGCTTTGAGAGTGTTGTAGTTAGTCTCTAAGTGTTTCCAGTCTTGGCCGTAGCACGGCGAGATAATCGAGAACAACGCTAAGTCCTGACGGAACGGATTGGTAGTCTTCATCTCCTCCATTAAGTTTTCAACCTTGGCTCCAGCATAACACGCTGGAACCAAAAGTGAAACTCAAACCTTTTCTAGGTAGTGTCGTACCCGGTGGCAGTTAGAACAAAGAACAATGCATTTGTCTATCTCCTCAAGTATTTTCCCGTGCGTTGTTCTCATCCCTACTAATCTACTAACAATATAAGAACCCTTTTCTACCCCATTGATATGATGAAAATCTAGTACTCTCCAATCTTTATTGCCACAGTCAGAGCAACCCTTTTTAGATTTTATATCGGCGACAAACTTTACTCGTGCTTTTCTATCTCGTTCGGTTCTAGCTCTAGTTTTCACTCTTACTTCTGGTTTCTTGAAGTAATCCTTCATATAGGATTTATAACCAGGTCTACAATTATTGCACCTCAAATGGCTCTCACCTCCGAATGTTTTTCCACATTCGACACATTGTTTTGTCATAAGTTCCTTTCAGTTGGAGCAGTCCTTGAAAGG